CCGCAGGTACGGGCGCAGCGTCCATACCGTCATCATGGCCCCTTATCAGTTTTCGTGGCTCAACTCAAACGACCCTCAGTACAAGCGGTGCGTGGACATAGCAAAGGAATGGGTCGAGCGGGACGCCCCCGGCCTGGACATCTGCCTGGACATCGCGGAGGGGCTCCTGGACGGGACCATTAAACGAAACGTGTCAAGCCTGTACTACCACGCCCTCTACGTCAAGCCCAAATGGGCCGCGAAGATGGTTGTGGAGCGCACCATCGGCAACCATGTGTTTTATGTGGAGCTTACCACGCCGGTATGAAGACCAAGGCCATCATAGACATTGAGAAGAAGCAGGTAGAGATTCACGGGCAGATGAACGACGGGGAGATGTTCTTCCTGCGTTACCATTTCGAAGTCAACGAATTGGAAGTAAAAGACAGCAGGCAGGCAGATAAGGAGACAGACAGATGATTATTAAGTTTTTCCACAACGGACAGACGATGTTGATTGACGGCGTTGAATTCTGCAAATACCGGACCCTTGATCCGGGCGAGCCGGTTATTTCTCGGATGGATTGCAAAGACTTCACGGACGACCAGAACAAACCGATTGCTTGCCCTCCGGTGAATCAGGCTGAGGGTCCCAATCTTCGCCTTGAGTTTTGGTACGAGCGGAACGGGAATCCTGGGCAGCTTCTTTGTCACCGCCCCGTGTTCCTGATGAGTGACGAAGGCAAAACCATCGAACGAATCTAAGACAGCCGCCTGCTGTCTACTTTAAGCACAGGAGGAGAAGAAATGAAACGTAAGCTTTTTGCAATTCTCATTGCAGCCCTGTTCCTTGCGGGCTGCGCGGGCATCCAGGTAAGCGACGATGCATCTCAGGCCGTGCTCTACAAACTCGCCGGTCACAGGCTCGGCTACGAGCTGGGCAAGGCAGACCCCGCCACGGCTCAGATTGTCGCCAAGGCCGCCGACGGCATTATCCAGACCATCGAGACGGGGACCACGGCAGAGGCCCTCAGTGTACTCCTGCAGGAAGGGCTGGCGAAGCTCGCGGCGGGCTACCAGAACGACCCGGCCCTCGCGGCGGAGGTGGCCATCGTCGCGGAGCTGGTCATATTCAAGGGCAGCGAGGTCAACGTGGACGCCTACAAGATTTATCTGGCCCAGATGAAGGCCGGGATGGAGGGCTACAAGATGGGCTACGCCCTCGCGCTGCTGGTGGCGGCGAAATGAACGACCTGACCCTCTACCACTCCGTCAAGGCGCAGATGCAGACGGGGGATCTCCTGATGTGGTCGAGCAACGGCATCGTCGGCAAGGCGATCCGCTGGCGCACCCTCTCCGAATTTTCTCATGCAAGCCTTGCGATACGGCTTGCGGAGTACGAGGGGGCCGAGGGGCGACGCTTCACGACGGAGGCCCTCGCAGACGGTGTGGTGCTCAATATCCTCTCGGCCCGCCTGGCCCACTACGACGGAAAGGTCTGGTGGTTCCCGCTGGATGAAGAGAAATGCAAGGTTAAGCGCTCCCATGTCGGGGAGTGCGCCCTGTCCTTTATCGGGACCCCCTACGACTATCAATCCATCCTGCGCCTGTGCCTTCGCAGGGTATCGACGCAGATGGACAAGCTCTTTTGCTCGGAATACTGTGCGGTCTGCTACGGCCTGGGCGGCGAGGCCCCGACCCCAGCGGACATGCCGAAACTCGGAATCTTCAAAGACCCCGTGAGGTTGATATGAGTGACCTTAAAGATAGACTCAAGGAAGCGGAAACGACGGTGCCGGGACTCATCGGCCTGTTCTTCCTTGCCGTGAAGCCCGTCTATGACACGCTACTGGGCATCTACGGGCAGCTTCAAAGCATGGGTATTAAGATCGAATTGACAGAAATGACCATGATGAAGTTTGCCCTCGCAGCCGTGTGTGTATGGCTGGTGTTCACGAAAATCAAGGCCAAGTGCGGCACGAAGGACAACCCCATCGTGCTCAAGGACGAAGTGAAGGAGTAGCCCATGGCGACCAACATCACCGAGATCTCCCGGCGCGTGGCTCCCGACGTCATGGGGTGCCCGAATGTCCTCATTGACGAGGCCGTCCTGCGGACCCTCATCAAGTTTTGCGAGGAAACACACATCCTCGAGAAGGCTTTCGAGCATGATGTGGTCTCGACGGACATCGTGGCCGCGGACAACGATTCGGTGAATGTGAATCTCGCCACTTACATCACCGATGGACGGCCGATCCTGCTCACGCAGTTCAAGATCGACGGTGCCGATTGGGACGCCCAGGAGATCAAGCTCCTGAACGACCAGGACGACCTCGACGAAATCTCCATCTCGGGCACGAAGTTTTTCACCTGGCCGGATACGACGCACATCAAGTTCTACGGCATCGAGGCCGAGGACCAGCGGTTTTTCATCAAGCAGGTCTTTGTTCCCCTCGATACCGCGACGACCATGGACGACGATCTTTACTACAGATTCAGAGATGTGATCGCAGCCGGGGCCCGGGCGAGGCTCATGTCCATGCCCAGGAAGGATTGGACGGACCTGATCACGGCCGCCAAGAATCTTTCCGAGTACAACGACGGGGTTGCCATGGCGAGGATCAAGAAAGACCACGGCATGACGAGGCGCAGCCAAAGTGTGAAATCTATGAGGTTTTTCTAATGCGGATCCGGCAGAACTTCTTTTCTGGCGAGCGCCCCCGGGTGGCCACGCACCTGTCCAAAGAGTATGAGGCGCAGATCGTGGAGAACTGCGATCTTTCCCGCGGGGATCTCCGGCCGTTCCGGGCTAATGCCAGAACCCAAAACCTCACGGAATCCGGCACGCTCAAGACCCTATACCAGTGGAAGAAATCCGGTGATGATGAGTGGATCGTCCATGCCAACGAGCTCGATTTCGCCCGCAGCCCGATTGCAGGCGAGGCCCACGATCGCGTCTACTTGACGGGCATGACCGAACCCCGGGTACTCTCGACACACATCTTGAGCGCGACCTTCGATTTCTCGACCGACTATTACAAGTTGGGCGTCCCGGCGCCGGCAGCGGCCCTCACGATCGATTCAGGCTACACGCCGGGGTCTGACTATCGAGCTTACATCTACACCTATGTAGTCAAGCTCGACACCACGGACGCTGAAGAGGGGCAGAATTCGGCCATTGCCTCCATCACCGATTACGGCTCGGGGGATGTCACGCTTTCCGGGTTCACGGAACCCCCGGCCAGCCGATCCATCGGGAAGATCCGGATTTACCGGACGGCCGCGTCAACATCGGGGGTTGCGGAATTCCTCTTTGTGGGGGAATTCGACACGGCCGGCGTGGATTTCAGCACATACACCTTCACGGACGACGTTGCGGATTCCGCCCTCGGGGAAGCGTTCACCTGCGAGGATTGGGCCCCTCCTCCTGCAACCCTTGCCGGATTGATCGCCCCCGACGGCGGATCATTGGCCGGGTTCGTCGGCAACCGCGTCTACATCTCGGAGCCCTTTCTTCCCCATGCCTGGCCGTATTCCTACCCCGTCGATTCCACGATCGTCGGGCTTGGCTACATCGGGAACACCATTGTCGTGCTGACAGACGAGTTCATTTACCTCATGTCCGGCACGGCCGACGCCATGAGCACCACGAAGCTCAACGGCCGGTATCCCTGCAGCTCGAAGGCTGGCATCGTCTCCTGTGAGCTGGGGGTACTCTTTCCCTCAGAAGAGGGCATCGTCCTGGTGACGCTGGACGGGCCGAAGCTCTTTTCCTACGACTACTTCACGGGGAAGCAATACCAAGCCAATTACAGCCCCTCGGCGATCCGGGCCGTCTACCACAACGGATATTACTTCGGATTCCACAACAACGGGGCCTTTCTGATCAACACCCGGGATATGTCCCTGTGCCGAATGACGACCTATCCGACGGTGGCGGCGCCCCACGTCTCGCTTGTCGACAATCACCTTTATTACATCTCCCAGGACCTCGAGGGCGATAACGCCATCTATGAGTTCGAGGGCGAGACGGAAATCTACCAGCAATACACCTGGAGATCGAAGGAGTACCTTCTCGGCATACCGACGAATCTTTCAGCGGCCCGGGTGATCAGGGACCTCTCCGAATACGGCGCCGAGAACGAAGACATATTCGACGAGGAAGATGACGGCGTGGGTGGGGTTGTGAACGCGGATCCGCTCAACGAGGCGACCCTGAACGACGACGGGGCGGCGCGCGTTTACCTCGGCGTGACGTTCAAGTTCTACGGTGACGGGGTGCTTCTTCTTGAGAAGACCATCGAAAACAACGAGGCTTTCCGCCTTCCCGCCGCAAACGCCTACAGGCGGTGCTACTTCGAAGTGAGCGGAGACATCCCGGTTGTCGACGTAGCCCTGGCGCCCTCCATGGAGGAACTCGATGCCGCTGCTTAGGCCACAGAGATTTGGAAAAGTACCCGAAGGGCTGGCACCCTATCACAGGGAATTCCTGCAGAGGGTGAGCGATGCCGTGGCCATCCTCATCGGGGCCAAGAAGTCATCGACTGACACGACGTACCCGCCCCGCAGCCAGGCCGTCACCTGGGGGGATTTCGAAGCCGTGACGGAGTATGCAGATAACGCAGCGGCTTTGGCGGGCGGGCTCAAGGCCGGGGACCTCTACCGTACAGGCGACGCATTAAAGGTAGTCCATTAAGATGAAAGAATATAGGCTTTTACCATACACGGCCATCGACGGAATCCCGACCTTCACGGATTCCTTCATCCGGGGCCTCTTCGAGAGGATGGAAAAAGAGGACCTTGTCCATCGGGTGTTTTATGACGGCACCGTGTCAACGCCCGATCAGTTCCTTCTGACGATGAAGCACGGCATGAATCGTCTTTTCGTGGTCGAGTTCGGCGGGGAGATTGCCGGGTTCTGCTGGCTCAATAATTTCACCCTGCGAACCGCCGAGTTTCACTTCTGCTTTTTCGAAAATCTGCGCGGGCAGGATGCCGTTGATGTCGGGAAGAGCATCATCAGCGCCATGCTTGCCATGGAGGACGGGAGGGGGAATCCGTTGTTTGACCTGCTTTTTGGAATGACGGCGGTGGACAATACGCCGGCTCGGTTCTGGTGCAAGGCAATGGGATTTGGATACCTCGGCATGTTACCGTCGGCCGCGTGGAACGCCGAGCTGCAGCAAAGCGTGGCGGCGCATTACTGGTACGCCGAAAGGGGGAAGTGGAATGGGTAAGAAGGGCGGAAGCTCGCAAACGACGACGACCAACAATTACGATCCGGTCTATAACGCCAAGATGGCCGCGATTGCCGAGCGGCAGCAGGAAATGGCCGAAGATCAATGGGATATGTATAAGACATATTTCCAGGACTATGAGATTTCTGTTGCCCAGGCCAACAAGGATCTTCTCCCCTATATGACCGATTCAACGCGGGAGCAGCTCCAGTACCAGACCGAAGCGGCGGCCGCCAACCGAGAATTGATCCCGGCGGCAACGGCACTGAACAAGAAGGAACTCGAGGGGCAGCTCCCGGTCGCCGAGAAGTATTACAGGGAAGCCCTCGAGGGCGTAGACGTCGGGGAAAGGATGGATTCGGCATCCACCGAGGTGAAGGCCGCGGCGAAGCTGGGGGAGTCCATGAGGCGCCGCGAGGCCTCGCGCTATGGCATCGACCCCGGCAGCACGACCTTCGGCAACGCCGTCAACAAGGCGGCCCTGAATACGGCCCGCGGGATTTCCGGGGCCCGGACGGGAGCCAAGGAGAGGGCCGAGCAGGAGAACTTCCAGCGCCTCGGGTTGGCTCTCGACAAGAGTGTGGCTCCGGTTGTCGGACAGGGCGGGGCGGCGACCGTCAACAATGTCGACCCGTATTCCCGGGCGGCCGGATCGTACAGCGGCGCGGCGGCCACTTACGCGCCTCTGGCGACGCGGGTGCTGTCGTCTACCCGGACGGAAGAAAGCGAAGGCGGATTCGGGAACTTCGTGGCGAACATGGGCGGCATGGCATTGGGCTCTATGGCAGGCGGCTACTTTGGCGGCCTCGGACAGAAATGGTCGAAATAAAGGGGTCTCAACATGGCTACTAATGTATGGGATAGCGCAACCAGGGGCTTCAATGCCGGCGTCGTGTTAGGCGAACGGGGGGCCGAAAGGGCAGCCGACCGCGAAGAGCGCGAGAAATGGCGGGGGGAGCAGAAAGAAAGATGGGATAAGCAGGATGCCAGGGCTCAAGAGGCACACGACATTCAGGTCGAAGAGTACGATTCAAAGAAGCAGTTCGAGAAGGCGAAGAAAAGCTTCAACGCTGCACATGCTCTGTACGAGGCCAGCGAGGCGACAGGAGACAAGAATCAGCAGCGCATGGCCGCGAAACTGCTGGCCGACACCTATAACCAGCATTGGGTGAACGGCGACGAGATGAAGATCATCTTCAGGGGAGATTCCGCAGGAAACCCCGAGCTTTCCGCGAAGTGGGAATCGGATGAAAGACTGAAGGGCAAAGAGGTAGCCGTCCTCTCGAGATCAGGCGGGATCATGCCTTTCAATAACCTGAAGGATACATTCAAGTTTGCCGCTTCGAACCTCAACATGGAAAATTTCACCGCGGGCGAGAAGCTGGCCGACGCAAAGGTCGCAGAGCTCAACGCGAAAGAAGAGCCTTTCATGGGGAAGGACGGAAAGTATTACGTCAATTCCTGGAAGAGGGGCAAGGGCGGTATGCCGGAAAAGGGAGAGGCTAAACCCTACGAAGGCGTCATGAAGGCCTCGAAGCTGCAGCAGGACGTCACGGAAAGCGAGACGGTGCTCGGCCGCAAAATGACCCCGGAAGAGAAGCGCGTCAAGGCCGGCCTTTCGAAACCGGAAAGCCCGTCGGAGAGAATCGCCGCGGCTGCCAAACTGGCAGCTGCGAGGGGCGAAGGCGGCGGGAAAGACGGCAAAGGCAGCGGCATGACGAAAAAGGATCTTGATGCAGCTAAGGCATCCCTCGACATTCTCCTCCGTCCGTTCGTCTCCAAGGGCCAGCCGGTCCTCGACCCGGAGACCGGAGAGATGACGCAAGCCGCGGATAACGGTCTGAAGGTTGCCGGGGCGCTTATCGACAAATACAAGGAAGATCCGAAAAGCCTGACGAAGGAAGAGCGGCGGAACCTG